TTCTCCTCTAAAAATCTCTCTTGGTTTATGTGGTCCAATGATACTGGCTCACGGCTGATATAACCACGCAGTTGATGGATGCGCGCCTCTGATACGTCCATCAGGGTGGCCATCTCAGAGGTCTTTGGTTTACGTCCAAGCATTTGCGTGAGTGCCCTCTCATTATAGCTTAGTTTTTTGACTGCCTCCATGATATTGACCGGCAGTCTGATCAGGTTGGCCGTGTTGTCCAGCTCACGTCTGACGCCCTTAAATATGAATGGCTTGGCATAGGTGGCAAACTTCGCGTTGTTGGTTGGTATCCATCGCAGTCCAGCGGTGAGCAGTGCCTCGTTGCCCATCGCGATCATGTCCTCAACCGGTACTTTGCCGTGATGCCAAGCAGTCATGCCACGCACAACATAAACCACAAAGCGCAGGTTGTGGCGTATCAGTTTATCCAGCGCGTCCTGATCGCCTGCTTGTATCTTCTTGGCCAGCTGGTGCTCTTCTGCGGTACTCAGTGGCTCTATGCCATACAGTGACTGCAGATAGTTACTTAGGATGTCGTTATCATTCAAAATGGTGCCTCCGGAAGGATCAATGCCGCGGTTTTATAGGGATTGGCTTTAGGAGCTCTTGGAAGGGCCTCTAGGCGCGTGCCAATGGTTAGATAAGGGGTAGCCTCAAGCCGGCTAACAAACCGCCGTAGCGGCTCGTTAAACTCGTCTATGAGGATGTATTTATAGCTCGTCATCTAGCGCGTTCAGTTGGTCTGCCATGTCCAGCATGCAGGATAAGCACGTGGGGCAGAATTGAACTGGGATGATGCCGAACTCACCAGCGATACCACCCTCATCTTCCAATGAGAACTGGCTGGAGCATACGGAGCATTTGCACGTTGTCATGGTATGAATACATCCTTTTTAAGTTGGTTGCTTAGTTTGTGTTGCAAAAACATAACGGTGTCCCATTCTGCATCATCACGCCCACGTCCGCGTTCTATGTTGGTAATCCTATCTGCATAGAAGTGCAAAGCGCGCATGACTGCTAAGAACTCATCGGCGTCCATGTTGACATTGAACCGGTTGGTGTCTAGCTCTGTCATACAACCACCTTGCGCACCACAACTGCGTCCACTGGTTTGATCTGTGTCACCTGTTGCACGAATGCTTTAGTGCCATACTCGCGAACCAATATAGGGTTGATAGACGCGCGGTCATAGTGCTGGACCTCTGCCTCAAAGTCCATGCCGGCATACTTACCCACGCCTCGGGCAATGAGCTCGTTTTTAATCCTGCGAGCCGCTGATTCTAGCTCGGCAATCTGTTGGTTGATGATGCCCAAGTCGTCAATCATGTTATCTGTAATCATGCTAATGCTCCAATCTTTGAGTTAATTTCGTCTTTAGTATAGACACAACGGTAAACATTAAACTGCGCCAATAATACGTCCGCATAAAACGCGGCCTCCTCATAGGTATCAAAACCCTGTCCATCAACATAGTAGTTATACATCATACTGCCTCCTCATTGTATTGAACTGTATATACAGCACGGTCAATATATTGTAACAAGTCCTCAGGGTTTGAGTGCAATGAGAACTCATAGTTAAAATATGGAGTACCTAGCGTATTGTTGCGACGGTTGAACTCGCGGTTAGCCAGCGCGACAATCTCCGGAGTAAACATTTTGGCGTCATTACTGATCTGACGCACTTCAAGGGCGTACCAGCGAGCCTTGTTTTCTTCTGAGCCGTATGTATCCTTAGCGGTAGGCATGATCTTTTGAACCTTAACAACTGGCTCCACTGGCTGGGATGATGACCAGTTACGGCTGATATAACGAGCCTCGTCGCGTGCTCTGCAGATTGAATTTAGTGATCTCATGGTGTTACTCCTTTGTGTTGTTTTTAAGATTATAGTCGATGGATTATTGTTTTGCAACTATTTTATATGGCTTTTCCCAGTCACCTACATTCAGGTGATAATAGTAGGCAGTATCAAAGTAGTCGATCATTGCGTCCGAGTTGTCATAATAGTTCGCACTCTTTAGCGCGTCCACTACGCGTCCAATGATATCGCGGCAGTCACCTGTAAAGTGTTCCTGATACCAGTACGGATTGACCTGTATATGGTTGCGAATATGCTGATCAAACTGGTTGCCCGTCTTGGCCTTGAAGTTGTCATAAAAGTCCACTGGGCCACTGCGTAGCGTGCAGTCGATACTCATATAGTCGCGCACCCTCAGCGAGTACTTGATGCCCAGCGGCTTGAGAATGTTATCAAGGTGGGCCTTGATGATCTTCTTTTTATCTTGGTTCATATATGCCATGTTATCTATCCTCCGAATGCGTCAATATAATCGGCCACTGCTTGGGCCTCTGTTTCGTCATCTGTAAACCATAACGGCTTGGTATCGATGACGTCCTGTGCGTCCTGTAAGTCGAATGTATAGCCGCGCTTGGCGGCCTCTTCGATGATCTTCTGTAAGTCCATATTACCTCCTCAATATTCTAATTGATACATTGTGTCACCCACGGTGAGCACATCCGTACAGCAATAAAAAAGTTCTGTTATCCATTCTTGGTCAATCTTGTCCCATTCTTTGGAATCACTGGGCAATGTTTTGATTTTCTCCCAGCCATGCTGGCCTTGTTGGTGTAGTGTGATGTACATATTACCTCCTCAATTTAGTCTTCGTATACGCCCAGCTCACCCGGGTTGATCCACTCACAACGTAGGCCGTACTTGGCCAGTGTCGCATCAATGTCCGGATGGACGCCAAAGTTCCAGTCCGGTATACGATAGCCCTCATAATAGTCCAGCCATTTATAGCTATCTGAGTCCTCAGCACTGATGCCAAAGTTTTCCATATCAGCGCGCTGATACAGTGGCACACCCATCTTGGTGAGTGCGTTAAATGCGTTGCGATAGTTTCTCTTCATTGTATTACTCCTATGTGGTGTTGATGTGTCTATTGTAATGAGGCAAAGGCTCATAGAGTGAGCCTGCCAATTATTTAATGTGAATGAATTGAAAATGGTCACGCTTGAACTGCTCGATCTCACGGATGGCCTGCTTGCGGATCTCATTGAGCTCATTAGCGATAGAGTCGCCACCAATCTCTTTGATCCAGCCACGTCCATACCATTGCTCATGGTTTGGGTGGTAGTCCAGCTCGATGCAGTTCTCACCCCAAGTGATGCAGAATGATTTGCCACCCTGCTTGAGGTACTCAGCCAGCGTGCGCATGATCACGGCACGGGATGGCTTACGGTTTTTGTATTCAATATCAATAACTGGGAATAGTGTGCTCATGGTGTTGCTCCTTATTCGTTTTCAAGTTCTTTGGCGGTTAGTATTGCATCGTCAACCAGTGCTTGTGCGTCTGCTAAAGAATCAAAGCAGTTGTCACCGTTTTCGTCATACAGGTACTCATCGCAGTCATGGTCATATGGCATAAAGCCGTCGTTAGTTCTGAAGATTTCGAATCGTTTAATCATGGTGATTTGTTTTGCTTGGTTCATGGTTATCCCCTGCTGTTCTGTTTATCAACCTCAGCCAGTGCATTCAGGCCACGTTGTACCTCGTCACGGTCTGATTCCCACTGCTCGATCATCTCTTTAATACCACTGCCACCCTCATGCTCTTGGATGTACCACTGGGCGAAGTGTTTGAGTTGGCTGATTGCATTGTACTGCTCGATTGTCATTGTGATTGTCATGGTTATGCTCCTTTGGTGTTGGTTGGTCATCATCAGTGCACGCATCACGTGCAGACAGCCGTGAGGCTGTTTCGACCTGTTATGCAAGTTGCATGATGTCATTCATTGCTACCAGCTTGCCGTTATTGGCGATGCTGTACTCAATTTGCTTGATGGTTGGCTCACGGAGCATTGAGCAGTCCACACCTTGTGAACATTGCTTATTGCCCTCGTACCATTGAACCTCAACAGTAAAAGTCCAGCCATCGTGAAAACCGCTGATCGTGCGCACTTGAGCCTCTGGATGATCGCTACATACTACGAGCTGTCCGATGTACATGTGGTCACGTTTAATTCGCTTGTTTGCCATGGTAATTCTCCTTTGGTGTTGGTTAGTAATCCCTCGAGCTCACTGCTCATAACAATGGGCTCTGAGTATTACTATCTTGTCCGTCATACGGCGTGTTGGATAACGCCACTGGTTCTGCCAGCTCCCCCTTATTGATCACGGTTGGGTTTGTGTTTGAGTGGATTAGCCACTGCACTTCCGATGACTCATAGTCTCATAGATCAACCACACTTGCAAGGGGTTTATGCACAATTTCGTTTCACAATGTGATAAAGTTTGGAGTGCGCACTAACATATTGTTTGGGTGCTGAATGGACAGCAAACCCTTGCAGTTACTGGAATGCTAGAGATCTCATTGTGGGGTATGCATAGGTATCAACTCATAGCGAAGTCGGCTATAACTGGCCTTAAAACGCCTCCAAATCGATTGTGACATTGTGGGGCATTGTGGGAAAACGTGGGAAAGCTGGCTGTCAGGACATACTGGTGTTTACGCGTCCACCCGCCCAGCCAACTCGCGCACGCATCCACCCTGCGCAACGTGCCCACTGAGCCACACTGCCACACTGGCCACTGAGCCACCAACCGCGTAATGCAAATGAGAATCATTATCAATTAGCCTGCGCGCCCTAGATGCGAATGATTCTCATTGCCGTTATGGCCAAGCAGGCACACTGGCCACTGAGCTAGATGCGAATGATAATCATTCTCATCAGTGCGCCAGCTTGGGCGCGTTGGCTAGATGCGAATGATTATCATTTAGATCAGTGCGCCAGCTTGGGCGCGTGGGCGATGAGGCACAACGCCCAGTGCGCGCACACTGGCCAGTGTGGCCATGATGCGCACCATGGTCACCCTCCTTGTGTGGGGGCCCTTTCTTTGAGTCCAGTCCCCCCTTTTAGGGTCCCATGAGGAGGGTCGGCCCGGGGGCCCCACAGACCTCAAGTTTTTGCAGCGTGCCCCATTTTGGTGCAAAACCCGATTTCTAAATTTTTTTGTTGTATTTTTACAACAATATAGGGTTAACCCTATTAGGGTTTACATGTAAATTTGTCGGGTATTTGAAAATTTGTTGAGAATCGTTCTCATTTACTAACGAACTATCAAGGACTTAGACCCCCAATTTGTCGGATTTGTCGGGTTTGCTGGGTCTATCTCTATTATTTTTTAAAATTTTTTAAAATAAAAAACGAAGTGTCGGGGTAAAGTGGGTTTAGACCCAGCAAACCCAGCAAATCCGACAAATGGAAATCAAAAAGGGCGTAATGGAACCAAACATTGCATTAGTTGATATATGAGCAAGTATGTCTATCAAATCAAAGGTGCGTTGGAAGACGCACAGGGCCAATTCCGTGGCCTGCAGGTTTTGGTCTGCGACTTGCACAACTTCGAAGTGGTGAACATTCCGGCTGAGGTATTGGACCGTGAGACGGTGAAGTACTTGGAATTTCGCCTCAAGGTGACAACCATGCCGCTAGACATTCAGCGCATGCCACACGGAGTTCAAAATCGAATACGCACGCCGTTAGGGCGATGGCTGGACCGTTGGGTCCTAGAAAATTTTTATGGCAATCACACAGAACCAAAAAGTACTAACACTTGATTATTGGAAATTAGCCGGCCAGCTTAAGGCAGGCGATTATGTGTTTGACCGTAATGGCGAACTGGTAAAAGTAAAACTGGTTCATCCTTACTTTGCAAACAACTGCTATGAGGTCACTTTCAATGACAGCCTATCTGTCCAAGGTGACAGCCACCTCTGCCTGCCAATAGAAACACAAAAGTACCGACATAGGGTTTGTACCTATAAGGGCCGACACCCATTTAGGCGACCACTCAAATACTTCAAGGCATCGGAGATTCTCACCATGCCACTGGTAAATCATCGCAACAGGAAGACACTGTCCTGCCCGATTACCAAACCCCTCCAATTCCCCACCCAACCCAATCTGTACATCCCACCCTTCTTGTTGGGATACTGGTTTTTCAACCATAGCAAACTGAACAACTTGTCTTTTGCTAAGGACAACATAGAGTTTTTATCTGAAAAGTTTAGAGACTATGGGTATAAGATAATCAAAAATAGGATGCACCAGAATGGCAGACTTAGTTTCCGTACCGAGCCACCAATAGATCCAAAGATTGATGCCATACCGGCAAACTATCTGCTTGCGTCTGAGGAGCAGCGATTGGAATTGCTATCGGGCATGCTGTACGCCAAGAAAAATCCGTACCTTGAAAAAAGCGATCATTTTGAGTTGTTTGCACCAAACGCGCGGATCTGTGGCCAGATTTGTTTTTTATTGGAATCATTGTCGATCAAATTATCGATCACTAAAACCAATGGTTACTACCGGATCAATTTTACAAGCCACGCCAAGCTGCTTGAAAAACAAACCCCTAGAAAGTTAAAGGTTCAGTACGGACGGCGTTATATCGTCAGCATTAAGCCAATTGAGCCACAGATGTGCGTTCACGTTGAGACCGAGTCAGAAGATAGCACAATGCTTGTTGGGGAAGGATTCTTATCAACATGCTGACACCAAAGCAAGAAAAAATCTTAACCCAATTTGCACAGGAGCGTAAGCACTGGCCCAAGGATCAGCTAGATGCAGCCATCTGGCAGATCAAATGGAGCTTACAGGCACTTAAACATCAAAAGGAACCAGAAGATGGCGAATATGACACGTTTCTCATGTTGGCGGGACGGGGATCTGGCAAGACGCATACTGCCAGCCATTGGATTGGTATTCGTGCTTGGAAGTACGACAACACACGCTGGCTTGTCACAGCCCCAACTTCAAACGATATCCGCGCAACCTGCTTCGAAGGGGACTCAGGACTCCTTAACATCATCCCACCCTCTCTCATCCGGGACTACAACAAATCCCTCTTTGAGATCACCCTTACCAACGGATCCATCATCCAAGGCATCCCAGCCTCTGAGCCAGAGCGGTACCGCGGTAAGCAATACCATGGGGCATGGTTCGATGAGTTGTGCGCGTTCGACTACCTCGACGAGGCATACGATGGCGTACAGTTCACGTTGCGCCTTAAGGACCCGCGCATTTCGCGAGTCCAGCAGATCATCACAACCACCCCCAAGCCAAAAGAACTCATCGTCGACCTTAACGAAGGAAAAGTAGGCGGTGACGTTTATGTGGTCAACGCATCCTCGTTTGATAACAAAGACAACCTATCGGCAACATTCTTCAAGCAGCTTGAGACTTACGATGGTACAGATATTGGCCGTCAAGAGATCTATGGAGAAATTCTTGACCCAGAAGCATCAGGCATCATCAAGCGCAAGATGTTCAGAATGTGGCCGGCTAACAAGCCAACCCCCACACTGGAGTATGTGATCGCCTCGTACGATCCTGCCACTTCAGAAAAAACCATGAACGACCCAACGGCGTGCACGATCTGGGGTGTGTTTGAACAACAAGACGCTGGCACGGCGATCATCTTGCTAGACGCTTGGGATCATCACCTCTCATACCCCGAGCTGCGCCGCAAAGTGATCGATGACTTCAAGGAGGTAGTGTATGGAGCTGATAATGAGTTCGGTAAGGGGCGTAAAGCTGACCTGATCCTCATGGAAGATAAGTCGGCCGGTATCAGCCTGATCCAAGAACTCCAAGGTGCCGGTGTGCCGGTACGGGGTTACAACCCGGGCCGCGCCGATAAGGTGCAGCGTTTGAACATCGTGGCGCCACTGGTTGCCAAGGGTAGGGTGTTCATCCCAGAAGAGCCGACCAAAAAGGGCGAATTTGCAGATTGGGCTAAAAGGTTCCTGCGCCAAGTGTGTTCGTTCCCAGAAGCAGGAGGCCATGATGACTATGTGGACTCTCTGTCACAGGCATTGCGTGTCCTGCGTGATTCAGGTTGGATCCAGCTTGATCCCCTACCAGCGCGCGATTATAGCTATGCGGACGACCATACCAAGAAGTTTAGCAACCCATATGCCCAATAGGGCGAATTGCACAATATTTGTGCATTAGTGTAATTAGGAACATAAATCCACGATATTTTTAAATAATGGCACAATCACCTACAATCCCACTACAAACTGGCGGCAATCTACCTGCATTGGACGAAACAGAACGCCAATTGGGTGAGGCTGAAGAGCAAGATGCTGAGATGCAAGAGTTCGAGGATTTGCTCGGACTAGATCCTGACGAAGTGGAACAGGAAGTAATCGAGCTCGATGATGGCTCAGTGGTTGTGAATTACCAAGAAAAATCAAGCCCACTCAAGAACCCAGAGTTCTATGCCAACTTGGCAGAAGAGTTCGATGAGGGTGTATTGCAGCGCTTGGCGATTGAATACTTAGATTACATCGACGTTGATAAAGAATCACGTAAGCAACGCGATAAGCAATATGAGGACGGCCTACGCCGTACCGGTTTGGGTAAGGACGCGCCCGGAGGAGCCACGTTCGACGGAGCTTCCAAAGTCGTTCACCCTGTCATGGCAGAGTCATGCGTTGACTTTGCTGCCGCGTCTGCGCGCGAACTTCTTCCACCTGAGGGCATTGTTAAGTCAAGCATCAAGGGTATGGCTGATCGTCAGAAAGAAGACACAGCAGATCGCAAGACCAACTTCCTTAACTGGCAGCTTACAGAACAGATCCCTGAGTATCGTGATGAGATGGAGCAGTTGCTCACTCAGCTACCGCTCGGTGGTTCACAGTTCCTCAAATGGCGTTTCGATGGCGAACAAAAGCGTCCGCTGTGTGAATGGGTGCCGATCGATAATATTTTCTTGCCGTTCTCCTCAACGAACTTCTACACAGCGCAACGTGTAACAGAACAGCAAGACATCACCGAAGACATTTTCTTAAAGCGTATTGAAGATGGAATTTATCGTGATATCGATAATATCTATCAATCTACCTCTGACGCTCCACTGAACGATCAGACCCAAGCTGAAAAAGCAAATAATAAAATTGAAGGAAAAGATATTCCTTCAGTTAACATCGACGGATTGCGTCGTGTATACGAAATCACTTGTTTCATCCGTTTAGAAGATGATCCGATTACCAAAGGCAAACGCGCTCCGTACATTTTAACAATCGATGAGACAAGCTCCAAGGTGCTTGGTCTGTATCGTAACTGGGACGCGAATGATGAGAAACTTGAAAAGCTGGATTGGTATGTCGAGTTCAAATTCATTCCTTGGCGCGGTGCTTATGCTATTGGCCTCCCCCATCTTATTGGTGGTCTGTCTGCTGCTCTTACTGGCACTTTACGCGCTCTGTTGGATGCTGCTCATATCAACAACAGC